CAGCTGGGCCGCGGTGCCCGTGACCGTACCCGAGTTGCGCTGCTGAAGACCGATGGGCAGACCCAGGTTCTCAAAGATATTGCTGTTCGCCGCACCGATACTGATCGTCCCCAGCAGGGCGCCGGCGACAAAGAACTGGACACTGCGCTCATCAACGACGACCGAGGTGTCACTGCCCACGTTCAACGTGAAGTAGTTCACCCCACCGAGTGCCACCGTGGACTCAGTGCCGTTGTTGTTCACCACGCCGATCAGCCCAGCTGAGGTGTACCGGAAGTACACACCCTCCGTTGGAGCCAAGGTCGTGGGCACGAACAAGCCCCACTCCATCACCTGACCGGCCAAGATGTTACCGGCAGTGATGAGCACCTGGATGGTGAGCGTGCACGTCGTGGAGTCGATGAATGACACGTACCGCCACGACTGCATGGAACAACCAGTGCCGGAAGTCAAGTTGCTGGTCGCGTTCAACAACAGGAACCCGCCGGACTGGCTGGCGGTCATACCCGACCCCGAGATGTACTTCCACACTCCAGTGTTCTGGGCGGCAGAAGCGAACATCCCATGGAACAGCAGGTGATCCGGGCCGGTCTTCACCCGGCCGTTCGCAGTGACCCCGGCCACCGCCCCGCTGATCGAGTCACCCTGAAGCATGATCTGCCGAGCGAACCCGGCAGGGTCAGTCCACGTCGCAATACTCGTTCCAGCCCCGGCGGTGATCGGGACAGAAGACTCCGCCATAGCTGGCCCCTCTCAGGCTAAGGGTCAGGTCAGGGCGGCGGTGAGCGAGCCCGCAGCGATGGTGAAGGTGTCTCCGGCGTTCGTGGTCTTGTTGGCGGTCAGCGCGCCGTACCACTTACGCAGCGGGGTGCCAGCGGAGTCCCACAGCTCGATGGCCGTGATCGTGGCCGCAGGCATGTTGGTCTGGGTCAGCGCCACCGAAGAGGCCGCAGAGCCAGCAGCAGCCGCCGCCATGGTCGCCGGGGTCAGGCCGGTGCCCGCGACGTAGGAACCACCAGAGCCCAGCTCAGTGCCAGCCGCGGTGGCCGAACCGATGGCCGTCATCAGGCGGCACTTCAGCGGGGTCGTGGTCGCGGTGAACGCCGCAGTGCCCAAGGAGGCGTCGAGGATGTTGTTCGCGTGAACTTGAACGAGTGCAGCCATTTTTGATCAGCCTCTCAGGCTTCGGGGGGAAGAGCTTCGATGAACGTGCGCAGAGCATCCCCGGTGACACCGGACTCAGCCTGAGCGATGATCAAGGCGACCTGGGGCTCGGCGGCGATCATCTCGGCCTTCTGGGCTGCCGGGAGGCAGTCGTGGTGATGATTGCCCCCACCGAAGGAGATGACCTTCGGGTGGTCGTCGGTCAGACCACACTGGTCACAGGTGGAGAGAATCATTGGAGCTCCTTCGGGTAGGTCAATGAATACATCGGTTGCTGGTGCAATAAGCCAACGGGGGCCGCGGGTTCACGCGCCTCGCCGGCCGTCATCCCCCGGCCCCCGCCGGGTCTATGAGGACATCCGCTCCCCGAGGTCCATCGTGGTCTGGGGACCGCCCACCGAATACCGCTCGGCGATCAGGTCCCGCACGAAAGTGATCTGCAGGTGCGAGCAGTCCATGGACTCCCCCACCTCGGCGAGGCGGCGCATCGGCAGCTCGCCCAAACCCTTGACCCGGGCCTGGAACTTCTTGGTGTCCAGGTCGTAGATCTCGAGGAGCTGCTCGGTGGACAAGGCATCTGTGGAGGCGGTCATCGGGTCCTCCTGCTGGTCCGCGTCGATCCGCACCAGCATCCCGTTCAAGAACGGGTCGTGGTCCTTGCTCATGCACCGGGCCTGGTTCTCTTCCCGGTCAATCTTCTGGATGCGGAACTGCTGCCCCTGCCTGTTCGGGCCCATGGTCAAGCTGGCCTCCACCGGCTGGCCGAAGCGGTTGAACTGGGTCACCCGCAGCGACACCGCACCGGCGACCTGCATCCCCCACACCTCCTCGTCGGCGTTGCGGGCCTTGACCTGCGGGCCCATTTCAGTGCGCGCCGTGGGGACGTTAATCCCCGTCATGTCCGTGCTGACTGTCATCTCAGAACTTCTTGTAGTTGTTGGCGAGGGCGACGTTCCACGCAGCCTGGCTGTTCGGACCCCATGCACCGTCGGGGCTGGTGCCGATCGCCGACTGGATGGCCTTGACCGCACCGACACGGGCGGCCTCGGACAGCGAACCCCAGATGCCGTCCTGGATCGCGCCGACCCGGGCCTGCAGGTAGCGCACGTTGGTGAGGTCCCTGCGGATCACCACGGTCGCGGCGTGCGAGGTGATGTCACCCCACGCTCCGTCGGCGGTGACATGGACGGCGTTCTGGATGGCCTGGGTCTGCGCCAGGTTGCGGGTACCGGCCGGAGTTGCCGGAGTCGGCGCAGGTGCCGTGCTAACGCCCGTTAGCAGACGGGACGTCTTCACCGCGCCGCTCACGTAGATCCCGTGGCTGCGAACGACCCGCGTGACCTGGTCACCCCAGTTGCCGTCGATGGTGTGCAACGTGACGCCATCATCGGACTCACAGATACCGGTGTGCTCGCCACCGCCGAAGATCATCAGGTCACCGGGCGCGTAGTGCCCTGAGGTGTCCCACAGACCGTGGGACTGGCCGTACCGCATCCCGTCCAACGCGCTGACGTAGCCGTAAGCCCGGTCGATGGCTGGCAGCGGGAAGCCGGCGTGCTTGAACACCCAGCTGGCGAAGGCCGCACACCACGGCTGGCCTTGCATGGACGGCTCGAGCTCTTGCCAGAACTTCGTCCAGTTCGTGCCAACCTCGTGGTAGCCGATCTGGCTGCGAGCTACATCAAGGACATTCTGTGCTGTGGTCATGGGTTTCTTCCCTTGGCGAGTAGGTGACCTGGTCCTCGGCACCCACTCACCGGGAACCAACAACGAAGCCCCCCACCGCGGTGACGGTGGGGGGCTCCGCGTTGATACTACGTGCAGATCAGGCAGTGACCGTCGAGTCGACGATCCGACGAGCCTGCTCCGAGTGATGCACCAGACCGCCGATGTCCTTGCGGGCCCGGTAGTGCCGGTAGTCCACGGTGTTCTCGTCCCAGGACTTGACCTGGAGGCCGCCGTAGAGGGCGAACTTGCCCACGGTGCCGCCAAAGACCCAGAGCTCGTTGGCCGGGATGAAGGACTTGCCTGCATCGTCGGTGTAGTTGAGCACCTGGATGATGTTCGCGCCACGGTACACACCGAGGCGACCCTTGGCCCGGATCTCCTCAGTGGCCTCGGGGTCGAACCCAAGGTTGAAGTCGCTGATCTGGTCGACCATCGACGCGCGGCCGATGATCGTGACGGGCACGGGGCCCATCCCGTTCGGCTTGATCGCGTCCCGGACGTTGCGGATGGCGGTGTCCAAGTCGGTCTTGGCCATGCCGGCAACGCTCTGGTAGAAGGGGCTGGTGTTCGGCACCGCGAACTGCAGGAGGTTGAAGATCCGCCGGTTGACCTCAGCCTCGAGGCGCTGGCCGCCGAGAGACACGAGGTCCTCGATGGTCTCGGCGAAGTTCATCCGCAGCTTGTCGATGTGCTCGGAGACGTGGAAGCCCATCGTCTCGCGAGGCAGCTCCCACATTTCGGAGCGCAGCTGGCTCTCTTCGATGTAGCCGCCACGAGAGCTCTGGAAGACCTTCAGGCCCCTACGCTCGCGCAGGATGACCTTGTCCCACTCGCCGACGTTCTCCACATTGAAGTACGTCGAGAAGAGGTTCTCGAAGGTGAACTGGTAGTCGAGGATCGACTCCAGGTCAGCCGCCACCTGACGGTGGAAGGTCGGGTCGTCCCAACGCTCGCGCGCGGCGAGGTTGAGCTCTTCCTTGGCCTTCTGGTACTCCTCAGCGAGCTGAGGGGAGCGGCCCCATGGGTCAACTGCCGCACGGGTGCGGGCCAGCGTCTTGATTGTGTCCTTCATGTCAGTCACTCCTTTCAGCGGGTGAGGACGGCTTCGCAGGTGCCTGCGGTCGCGTCGATTGCGGTGATCCGAAGCATGGAGTCGGCGACTCCGGTGCCCTTGACGAACTGGGTGCCGTTCCAGGCGAGGTAGTCCATGACCGCGGGGGCGCCCGTGGTCAGGTCGACCATGGTCACCGCCGCGATGACGCGACCGTCGGCGCGAGTCTGACCGGCGGTGTTGGCCAGCCAGATCTTCGTGCCGGACCCGGACGTGATGACCGAGGGGCGGTTGTTGTACGCCACACCCAGGCCGAAGGAGTCGAGGTGGTTCGTGTCGTAGATGCTGCGGTTCCAGATCTCTTCCTGGAGAAGCAGCCCTACGGTCGCGCCTTCACCGACCTGGTTGGCGATAGCCGCCTTGAGGTACCCGGGGCTTGCTGGGTCGAAAGCCACCAGCGAGCCGAGACGGAAGGTCCCAGCCAGCGGAGTCTTGAGACGACCCTCGGAAGTCCGAGTGCTCTCATCAGAGCGACGGAACCCAAAGTTGAGTCCGTAGTCAGATGCCATTGGTATTTCCTCCCTTCTCAGCCGACCCGCAGGGCACGGCCGGCGCCAACGACGCCGAGAACCGTTCCTGTGGGCTTGGCGGTGGAAGCCGTGCCGCCGAATGCGGCAGACTCGCGCGGCATCTTGCCCTTGGCCTTTTCCTTGGCCTTGACGTCGTCCGCGTCCTTGTCGTCCCCGCCCTTGGCGTCAGCCGCCGCGTCGGGGTCGTTCTTGGGGTCTTCCTTCGGCGCCTTCGCAGCGATCTCGCGCAGGTCGCTGACGTAGGAGGCGAAAGCTGCCTCGTCCATCGCGACGATGCGGTCTGCCCGCTCGTCCGTCATCTCCAGGAGGGTCGTGGCGTCAGCCACAGCCGCTACCCGCTCGGTGCGAAGTGCCACCCGCGCGGTCTCCTGCTCGATGCCGTCCTTGAAGTCGATCAATGCCTGCGCGGCCTGGTCTGCACGCTGCGTCTCTGCGGCCTTCTCCGTCGCGAGGACGTCGTTGGCGTTCTTGAGGGCAGTGTTCTCGCCCTCAAGTACAGAGGTTCGCTCCGTGGCGACTGCGGTCTCTCGCTTGACGGCGTCATCGACCAGTGCGTAGGCCTCACCCTCGGTGAAGGTACGGTCTGCCATCTGCCCTCCTCAGCTAAATGCCGGACGGGAATGACCGGCTCTGGAAGTGGCATCGGCAAACCTGGAGCGAATCCAAGAAAACGCCCGTTACGAAGCCCTTGGTGTAGGGCATGGCAACGGGCGTTACGCGAAAGGATCTGTCGCCTACTCGGCGACAGATCCCAGAATCTGGGCGACGATCTCCTCAGCTTCCAGCGTGCTCATCCCCCCAAAGCTCGCGGCCTGACTCTCGGCCAGCTTCGCGGCCTGCGGCATCAGCACCCGCACGTCAGCGTTGGCCCAACCTGGGCGCACCGGGGGCACGATGATGCCGACCCCGCCGAACGTGGGGTCCTTGAACCGACGCGGCATCCCCTGCCTCATGTGATCGCAGCGGGCCTCCTGCTTCATGTAGTCCGCGTACCCCATGGTCTTGTTGCAGGCCAGGCACGCGACCTCCTGGGAGACGCACTCCATCGACGCCCACAGCTTGCCGTTCTCGCTGGCCCGCTGGATGACGTTGGCTTCCTGGGGGTAGATGTGGGACCAGATCGCGCCGAGCATGACGATGTGGTTGCCCACCCCCGACGCCGAGGCGGTCTCCTTGTCGACGTGGACCATCTCGGAGCCCGCGATGGCGCCCACGATGTGCCGCTCCTCATGGAGCCAGTTGATCGGCCCGTGGGTGACGGTGGGCTGACCCAGCTCGAGGTCAGCGGTGGACCAGTACGCGGAGTTGCGGTTCGGCCGGTCGGCCTCCACGTAGCGGCCCGCGATCCACATGAAGTACGGGTTGTCCTGCTTGGCCTTCTCCCACGCAGAGGCGACCTCACGGGGTAGCTGGCTGTTGTCGAACTCCGTGGTCACCGGTGCGGCGAAGACCAACCGGTGGCCAATCTCAGCGACGAACGCGGTCTGCTTGCTCAGTGGCGCCTTGGCGATATGCACCTTGGCGTCCCTGGGCAGGCCGCACTCGGCGCACTCGTCCACGGCCAGCGCGCCCTGATCCTTCGGGACGAACGGGTGGTTCGTGGTCTTGTGGGCGTTGCCGTCCACGCTGCTCAGCGTGGCCGCCAGCCCCGAACCGTACAGCCCGGAGTTCGAGCTGAGCGGGACCATGCCCGACGGCAGCCCGATGGTGTGAATGCCGCTGTTGATGGTCTCCCCACACGTCTGGCAGGTGATGCCCGCGGTCAGCGACGGCGAGGACAGCATGAAGCCGTGCGCGCGGGTCGGGTGGTTCTTGTGGGCCGTGTCCGCCGACAGGATCGGCATCATGGAGCTGCCCATGAGGCCGCCCTTGTGGGGGGTGACATGGATGTTGTCGTTGGCGTCGCGCCCGCACATGGCGCAAGGCGGCAACCCCTTGGGCCACACAAAGCCGTGGGCGCGACCGCCATCGCGGGGATTGCTCACTTCGCACTTCCTGTCTTGGTTGCACCACTGGGGCTCTGCTTGGGCTTGCCGCCACCTACTGGCCGACCACCACTGGCGCCGCTGCCGGCCCGGGCGGCCGGTGAGGTGCCGGTGCCAGTGCCGGGCTGCTTGGCGCCCGCACTGCCACTGCGGGCGTCGTTGTTGCTCGGGGAGTCGAACGGCACCCGGGTCTGGAAGATGTCGTCGTACTTGTCGGACTCCAGCTTCACCCGCATCGCCTCGACCTCCTGGTCGAAGCCGAAGTAGTCCAGGAACGACTCACGGGACAAGTCACCGGTGGTCCGGGCCTGCATGAGCACCTGGGCAACGCCGTTGTCCTCATCGAGCTGGATGTTCGGTGGGGTGTACGCCATGGACGGGGCGCCCTCAGTGAAGACGCCCGCGTTCTTGGGGTGCTCCACCACGGCCTTGGCGATCTGCCGCTCGAGGAACCGGCGGATCTGGTGACGGTGGCCCTCCATGGACCGGGCGACCGGCCGGCTCATCGTCAGCGTGTTGTCGCTGCGCTGGCCTGCGCTGGACCCGGCCGAGTTCAGCGTGTTCAGCAGTCGCGCGGCGATCCTGTTGTCGAGCACGTCGTAGCGGTCAGCCTTCAAGGTGAAGTCCGTCTTGGGGGAGATGATCTCGATGTTGAGGCGATGGTCGGAGAAGATCACCGGGAGCTTCGCCAGCGTCTGGTAGTGCTCCTTGAGGTTCGCGATCTCCTCGGGGTACGCCGGGTCGTCCTTGTCGCCCTTCTTGACCAGCAGGATGTAGTTGGCTGCACCGATCAGGCTCACCCGGTCGGACTCCATGAGCTGCTGCTTGAGGTCCAGGAGGCGGAACACCGACCGCAGCCGCACGTCAGGGAAGCGCTCGTAGTCCGGCTTGGTCGTCGTGTGCCGGGCCACGTAGCGGTCATCTAGCAGGAGGAGCTGGGACACGTCGATCTGCAACGAGGTCAGCTCCTGCATCTCATCGCCGTCACGGGGGATGTACTGCCCCGTGTAGAAGCGCTCCATGAGCTCGTCCTGCAGGTCGCCGGTGACGATCGCGTTGTAGGCGATGGACTCCTGGCGGGTGGCCTTCCAGGCGAGACGCTCCTGGCCGAAGGCGAGCAGCCCCACCGGGACCACCTTGACCGGGTCGAGCATGGTGATCGCGCGGGGATACCAGACCTTCACCTTGCGCTTCTTCTTGTTGCCAGCGTCGGTGGAGCCGCGCACGGTGAACTCGCCCATATCCCACCAGAACGCACACACGGCCTGGGAGTAGGTGAACTCCTCACGCCAGATCTTGCGCACGAGGCTGTCCAGGTCCTGCTCGGCGGCCATCTGGTTGAACAGGTCGGTGGTGTCCCAGTCGGAGGACTCCCACTTCACCCCGCTGAAGGCCATGCCCTCAGTGAGCTCGGCGACCGCCGAGCAAATGTCGTCGTCCTTGACCGCGGCCCGGGCGGTGAGCATCTGGGTGAAGACGTTGTCGTTGGACACGTACTTGCCCCGGTCGAACAGGGAAGCCTGCCCGGTGACCGCCCGCATGTTATTGACCCAGGACTGGAGCTGGTAGGCCATCTGCCTCATGCCCTTGTCCAGGCCAGCGACCCCGCCGGTGCCGTTGCCGTAGATCACGTTCACCTGCTCGGTGAGCCGCTCGCCGGGGGTGCCGACCTCACGTTCGCTGCCGAGCTCACGCTCGATGATGGTCTCGCTCATGCGCCTGTCCTGTTCAGATCAAGGTCCTGGCGCGACATCGCGATCCGGGACTGGGCGAACTTGTACTGCCGGTCGATCTCGTCGAGGACCGGGGTGACTTGCATGGTGCGAAGCTGCGTGTACTGACGGTCATAGCTCTCGAGGATGCGCAACTCAGTCCAGACCTCCGTGAGCCGGGCGGAGTACGCGGAGGCTTCCCGGATCACCTCGTCGGGCTGCTTGTCGTGCCACGTCCTGATCGCGGCCTTGATCCCGGCCAGCTCGAGCAAAAGTTCAGCGTGGCTGCCAACGGACGTTGGCATGGGGCGCAACTCTCCAGTTCCGAAAGCTTCGGGCCGGCTGGGCCGCAGCGGAGCCATGGAGTGGGCGAGCGCGGCGAGGAGCGCAGGGTCCGGAGCGCGAGCCGGCAGGTACCCGACCTCGTCGTTGCCGGTAAGGGTGGCTTTCATGCGGGAGTCCTCATATCCGGTGTTTTCGTACGGAATCCCGAGTTATCCGCCTAGTACAAGAACCCGTCGAGGACCGGGCCGCGACGGCGCCGAGGAGCCAGCGCCAGCTCGATGGCCTCCAGCTCCTTGCCCAGGATCATCAGCTTCGCGGCGTCCAACGTGTGGAACGACCCGCCGCCGTACCGGGTGCGGCGCTTACCGGCGCCGTCAGACTCCCGGGAGTAGACCACCACCTGCCCCTGGAACTCGGTCAGCAGCTCCTTGTCGTACGGCAGCTCCATCATGCCGGCGTCCACGATCTCCCTCAGCTTGTCGGTGGCGTACTCGATGACGTTCTTCTCGATCACCGCGTCAGCTTGGGTCTCCCGGCCCACCAGTGGCCGGTCATCGAACTCCACGGCCTTCTTCTCGGAGAAGCCATACCCCTTGACCCGATCCCGGAGCTCCCGGTTGTTGTCCATGTGCTGCCAGATGGGCAGACCCACGCCGGTCTTGTCCAAGCTCAGGGCCCGCAGGCGGGGCCCGTAGAACTTGAAGACCTCCTCGATGACCTGCTCCTGATCCACGGCGCTGATCCTCATCAGGTGGATGCGGGTCAGGAGGCGCAGCACGTCGACTTCCTGGTCGTTGCGCTTCTGCCGGATCACCCCGTAGATCAGCAACTCGGAGGGGTCGTTGGTGAAGCCGAGGTCCATGCCCGCCCAGTAGGACGTGTAGCTCTTGTGGAGGTGGCTGGCCGGCAGGTGGATGAAGGACTCGATGGGGCGCCGCTCGAGGGACTCGCCCTCGATCTTGATCTGGCAGTAGATGGACTCGTTGTAGTCCGTGGCCCAGGAGGACTCGTTGATCCGCACGCACGCCATCAGGCGGGCCAGCACGAAGACCTTGTTGGACACGTCGCCGGGCTCGCCGTAGATGTTGCGCTTGTAGTCCGGGTTGTCCCGGGAGCCGCCGTAGATGCTGATCTTGGCTTTGCGTTCCTCGTCTGACCAGGTGGGCCGGAACATGGCCGGGTACTTGTGCACATAGAACGGGATGTCACCCTCACCGCTGGTGACCGTGTGGTACATGTCCCGCACACCGTTGGACACCCCGTGGACCCGCCACTGGGCGCCTGGGACGCCGGTCTTCATGGTCTCGATGAGTTCCATCCACCCGCGGGTTGGGTAGTCCTGGCCCTCGTCCTGCTCGATGACCAGTGGGTGCTGGTTGTGGCTGAACATGCCATCAGCGAGGTATGAGTGGTCGTCCTTGACGTGCAGGTCGTAGACCATCTGCGGTTCGGCAGGGGTAATCGAGCGGACCTTCTGCCATTGGCGGCCCTGCTCTATGACCGCGCGGGTCTTCGACCCGCCAAGGGTGACCCGGTGGGCACGCTTCGGCTTGGCCTTCAACGTCCGTCCGCAGATCTCCGTGACCTTGGGGTCCACCCAGCTATAGGACCCCGCCCAGCCCAGTGACTGACCGAGCAGCCGAAGCCCGATGGCGAGCTCCTTCGAGGCGCTGCTGAACGTCCACCGCGCCCGGCCCTCATCCCAGCAACCATCACCACTGAGGTAGCCATCCAGGAACGCCCGCCGCTGCCCCATGGTGGCGCCCAGCAGCCACGTCGGCAACCGCTTACCGTCCGCGTGCTCACCGAACTCCTCCCGCCACACCCGCGCGAGAGCCGTGTTACAGAACCCGATCTGGATAGTGCCATTGGGCCGCGTGACGACCGCTGACGGCGTCAAACCCGCCGCGGCGATGCGAGCTTGCAGGTCGACCACCTCGTGCGGCTCCGCGATGATGAGCACACGGCCGCTGGTCTCAGCGTGCTTCTGCTGGAATGACAGGTAGCCGTCAGCGACATACCTGCCCGCGAGCCACAGGATCTCACCGCTCAGTCCACCCAGTTCATTGACGGCCCAGTCGGCGGGAACCTCAGGCTCAAAGCGCATGGGGGAACCGAAGTAGAAGTCAGTCCCCGACTCCTCGCCGGGGATGAGGAACTGCGGCTGCGCCAGCGCACGCTTCGCCTTAGGCCCGGCCGTGTTCCTGCGAGCCAACATCCGGTGGTTCCGGCTCATCACCAGACCCTTGTGGCCGCCACCATTAACCGTGACCACGTCGGGGTTGAAGTAGGCGACGATGTGCTCGACCGGCTGCCAGCGGCCCTCATGGGTGAATACCTCATCACCGACCACAACATCCTCGACCGGGACCTGACCGCGGCGGGTAGTTATGAGAGCTCCAGCACCTATTGATCCTTTGACGCCGACGCCCGTTCGCTGGGGGAGCCGGCCCATGATCCGGGCCCCGTTGACGAAGGTGGCCTGGAACTGCGGCTGGTGCTTGATCCCGCCACCCTTGACGTTGGGCAGCATCTCCCGCAGCAGCCGGACCTGCTTGAACTTCTCCTCGATCTTGTCCACGATCGGGCCGAGGTGGTTGAGCTCAGGAGCGGTGATGAGCATCTCCTGGCCGGGGAAGTTCAGCGGGAACGCGCAGGCCCGCATGATGATCCCGGTGGTCTTACCCACGGAGCGCGCGCACAGGTCCGCCTGGTAGGTGTCCTCCTTGCGGTAGAGCTCCCACTGGAAGTCCCACACTCGCCAGCGCCGGTGCGAGCGCCCCGGGGTGTCGTCGGTGAAGAACGCCTCGGAGAGGTCGATGCCGCTCGGGTCATCCAACAACGCAGCAAGATAGACCTCCTCGTCGTCGAGCGCCTGGATGGCGGCCATAGGTTTCCAGTCTTCTAGTGGACGTGACAACGCACGTTAGCGGGAAAGGGCTCTCAGCACAGAAACCGAAAGATTGGGCTGACCAGCGAAAACGTCCCGGACCAGGTCCTGCACGACCATGAGCCGCCATTCCATGAAGAACGCCGGATGCACGCCACCAGCCTTCGCGATCCGCTCGAGGTCATACCTGGTCAGCTCGCACTGCCTGCCAACGAGCGTTCCCGAGCTGGCCTTCACCAGGCGCGACAAGGTCCGGAAGTCGACGCCGGACTTCATGGCGTACGCCCGCAGTGAGCGCGACCCCTTCAGCTCGGCGAACGCCAGGTGGAATGGCTGCACGGAGAACCGGGGCGTGATGATCGCCCAAAGCTCGTCGAGGTTGCCGTTGATATGCGCCTTGCGCCGGCCGCCGGAGGGGTTAGCAGTACCCGCACGCTTGGACTCCTCGGACTTGTAGGTCCGGTACATGTCACCGAGCATCTTCGTCAGGATGTCGGGGTTGAGCTGGTAGTGCTCCAACCAGTCCGCGGACCCGTAACGGTCAGGCGGGCACAGCGCCTTCGCTCGGTCCCAGTCCGCGTTCTTCATCGCGCAGCCTTGATTCGAGCGCGACGGGCAGCTTGATAGAGCCTGCTGGTTTCGCGGTCACAAGGAGCACATCTCCGACGCCTAGGAAAGCCTGGCCGCGTATAGGTCCCGTCATAGAGATGACCCTGCGGGCAGTAGGCGTGATCCTGGTGGTACCCGCGCGTCTTGGCGGCTCGATCCTCGGCGTTATCCGCGTCGGTACCAAGGAACAGGTGGTCGTCGCCGTACGCCTGGCAGCACGGCGGATTGTCGCAGTGGTGGAGGACCTTCATCCCGGGCGGGATGGGGCCATGCGCCAACGTCCAGGCAAGGATGTGGGTGCCGACGACCTTGCCGTTGCCGTCGCCAATCAGGCCATAGCCACACCCGACGGGCCGACGAGATCCCTCGAACTCAAGGCATCCGGTCGGACTGAGCACCAACCTCGCCTCAAGCCGCTCCTGGGCCGTCCCGTACCGGACCACTAGAGATCCGTCCAGTAACGCTGATTGGATTTGATCCATTCATCGTCGACCTTATTGAACTCGGGGATCATGACGGTCGTGATCCAGTCGAGCACCTCGTCAGCGTTCTCGAAACCGATCTTCCTGCGCTCCACGTCATCACTACGCTCAAAGGCGCCGACTATGGCAAAGAGCTGCTTGCACAGGGTGATGCCCGTGGCTAGCTGGACTTGCCGGTGGATGCCGAACTCTTTGGCCCTCTGCTTCAGGAGGATGACGTAGGCACCCACGGACTCATACGCGGCCTTGTCGCGCTGAGAGCGGGTTAGGCCGAGGTCATTCTTGATGACCGAGATCAGCACCGAGGTCTCTTTGAGGCTCCTGCGCTGCAGCACGTCGTCGCGGTCGGACAGCGGCATCCCGTCGTAATCCTGGCCGCGTCCGATCCATGCGGTGGCCCGATAGACCAGCAGCTCGAGAAACAGCAGCCGGTCGAGGTCGAGCAAGTCGGAGGTGTTGGTGAACTTGTTCTGGTGCATGTAAGCCGTGCATTGGCTCTCATAGAACAGCCGCTCGGAGTCTCCCAGGACCTCGATGGTCTGGCCACTTGGGGTGGCCACCGAGAAGAGCACTATGGGTGGTTGGACGCCGAGCATCCCGGCGGGCATTACGGTCACGCGAGCTCCAGCGTCGAAAGGACAGTGGGAACGCGAGCTGCGTGAGTTTCAGGAGGCCTTAGCCGTCACCGGAGTATTGCACACTTTGTCGCCTAACGGGCGACATAGACACGGCCCCGCCTCGGAGGGGGAAGAGCGCTTGTGTCGAGCGCCCAACCGAGAGGGGCCGTGCCGTTTCCGCAAGTCGCCTTCATTAGCTCCCCAGGCCACCCGCAGGTGCGATCCCTGGACCGGCGTTCATTGCGCCTATCAGACTACCTTCCTTGCCCGGTGAGCAACAGTGAGCGAGCGCACGAACTCGCTGACCTCCTCAAGACAGTCCGCGTTCCAAAGCGTGTGATCCGCGGGGTAGAACACGTACTGACGCCAGCTTGCGTACCAGTAGACCTGGCCAAGCGGCGTGTTGTCAGCGACCGCCGCTATCACCCAGATCTCGGTCTTGCCCGACTTGGACTGACTGACATACCTCGAGTACGTCCACTTGCCCTTCACCAATGCACCGCCTTCATCGCATCCAGGTTGACCTTCGGCATCGAAGCCTCCACCGGCTCCCCGAGGTGGCGCGCGCCCATCGCCGCAATAATCACCGCGTCAGCTTCGTCGTTGCCGGTGATGTTCGCCTCCGGATAGCGTTTGATCGCCGCCGCCAGCACCATGTCCTTCGCGATCATGCCCTTGCCCGTGGCGTACTTCATCCTGTTCGTGGGTGGCACCTCCACGACCACGCAGCCGTAAGCCAACAGGTCAGCGACCAGCCCCCACCACAGCCCTGAGCGGTCGTGGGGGTGGCCGTTCCTGCTGGCATAGCTCGGGCCCTCGATGCAGACCAGATCCGGCTGGTACAGGTCCACGTAGGCCATCACCGCCACCATGATGATCGAGCGCCGGGCGTCGCGCTGAGCCAGCGTCGCATCCTCCTTGCCCTTGCTCCTCACGCGGGACGTGTTGCCGATCACCCCGTCGACGATCCCGCACAGGCCTAGGCTCGTCAGCGAAGGGTCAATACCCACAACGGTACTCACAGGTCCCACAGATCCTTGTTGTCGATGTTCTCCGGCTTCACGCCTAGTCGAATCAGAAGCAGACGCCAGCACGTTTCACGATCCTTGAGGCAGAACGGTGGCGGGCCCGGCCACTGCCACCAGTGAAACGGCGGCAACGGACGTCCGCAGTGGATGCACGAGCGGGCGGTCATCATCGCCGCCGCCTCCGACTCACTTTGACCGGCGGGTGGACCACCGGGCGGATCAGGGTCTTCTTCAGTGCGTGCGCATAGGCCGCACCGTTCCAGTCGCCGATCCAATCCATTACTAGCTTGTCTCCCACCTTGATGACCACATGCACGGCCGGACCCCGCTGCTTCATATGCCGTGCCTTGCCACGTGCTCCTGCACCGCCAGCGCCTCCTCATGGGCGGTCATGCCATCCGCCAAACCCCCGAGGCCATCCGCCTTACCACCGGGATGGCACGAGCACCGGCCCGCGAGGTGATCTAGCCCGCCGACCACCGAACGCAACATGCACTCCAGGTGCATGGGGATGAGCTCGACCTTCATGCCGATGCCGATGGTGGGGATGACCTGGCCACTGTCCGTCGCCAGCATCCGGTCGCCGCACCACCCACACGGCTCGCCGACCGGGATCGGGATGCGCGAAGACTCCTCGGGCTTACCGTCGTCGTCAAGGACGCCGTTCCAGGGCTCGCCGAACCAGCCGTTCATCGAAGAACGACCTTCCCCACGTCGGGGACCAGCATGAAGTCGTGCGCCCAATCCTGGGTGTAGTCGCAGGTATCCACCGGGCAGATCCACCCGGCTTCAGCCACGGCGACCAGCGACACGTGACCGGACAGGTGCCCGCGAGCACAGGTGAACGGGTGCATGTTGCCCGCCTGCTGGAAACCGTTGAGGGCTGCGGCCTGCTCGGCAGTGAAAGGCGCCCGGATGTGCTCGCTCATGTCTCATCGTCCTCAAGTCGTCGGGGCACCATGAACGGGATCTTGTCATGGAGATCAAGGCGTCCACCGCGGGCGTCCCGGGCTGTGAACTGGTGGATCGACTGAAGGGCCTGCGCCTCCGACAGGTAGCAGTTCATCCCGAAGCGCCACTTCGGATTGCGGGAGTCCACGATGATCCAGCGCTCACGGCGCCAGCTACCCTCCTCGATCACCATGACCGCGACCCCGCATCGTTGCGTGGCGTGTCCTGGATGTCGGAAGGCGCACCAGCCGCCCACCGGGCGCGCTCCTCCTCAAGGAGGCGCTTACGCTCCTGCGCCTGCTCTTTCAACTCCTTCTGCATGTACTTGTCGTCATCGTGACTGAAAGCCGCCGCGCCGACCATGATCGCCGCCACGATGAACATCAAGAAGCCCGTCTGCTCAAGGCGCGTATGGAGCAGCCCTGGGGTCCAGATAGCCGCCAAGATGAGCAGCACCGGCACCGGTATCAGAGGCACCGCGATGCGGAACAGGATCACCGTCCTGCGCGAGTGCAGCATCACTCCACCATCTGCCGCAGCATCGTCTCGACCAAGTCGATCTGGCCCTCAGCCTCAGCCATCTGCTCCCGGACCACCCGGCGCCACTCCTGCAGGCTCCTGAACCCGTTGATGAACACCGCGAGCTGCTCCGAACTGATCTCAGCGTCCGGAGGGAACCGGGCCATCGTGGTCGCCAGCGCCGCCGCCGCCTGCGTCAGCCGGCCGAAGTCCACCACGTTCCTCGTCCGCGCCGGCCCACCGGTCGGGATTACATACGCCATATCAGCCTTCATCTCTTCCATGTGAATCCACGGCTTGTCCGCGGCCATGGTTTCGCAGACCGCGAACCGCACACCACCGCCGTCGAGGTAGTGGGTTTCGGTGACCGCCATGGGGAAACCGTCAATATGACCCTTCTGGGCCTTCAGCCGGTGGACACGGACCCGGGCGAGTCCGCGATGGGTCTCCGCGGCCACCGCGTACGAGGTCTTGGGCAGGTCGCGCTCAGAGAGCACCACCCCCAACTGCTCCGACGACATCGACGACGACGACAACTGCCCCCCCGCGAATAGAAGGGGCCTGGACGCCAAGCCGTGGTAGGGGGTTGCGTTCCATACCGCCGCCATTACCCCTCCTCAATGAACAGTCGCAGTTGCTCGTCGATCTCATCCCCGCACAGGTACGCCGCGATCTCGTCGGCGAGCTGGGTCCACAACACGGCATCGGGCCCCCTCGAGGCCATCTCGCGGCAGTGCGCCGCGAAATCCTCCATCGGCCGGACCTTGCTCACCTCAACCTCAGAATCCGGGCCCGCAGGTCCGCGACATAAGCAGGCAACGAGTCGAGGTACACCTCCAAGGCGTCAAGCTCCCTCACCAGAGACTCCCGCTCACGGTCCCTGCGGCACTGCGCCCGGGAAGCGCTCGTCCGCGGGTGGTCATGCGTCAGGTGGCTGATCCCCATCACAGCAGCCGGAACGTTCTGGCCAGGTTGCCGTCCACGAAGGTCAGCTTGCCCTCGTCGCGCAGCTTGTCCAGGTGCCACGCCACTGCAGTCCTGAAGATGCCGGTGGCGCGTGCCATCTCCGCAATGTTCGGAAGATAATGATTCTCATCCTCGAACTCACGGATGAAGGTCATCAAGCCCTCTCGAGTCAGCTTGCCCGCCCGCGTCTTCACGCCAGTCATGTCGAACCCTCTCGTCGTGGTAATACGACAAGACTACACATAGAAAGATCACCCCGCAAGGTCCCGACACTTCTGGTAGATTTCAGCGATGAAAACCTGGACCAACCACCGCGGCCAATACCTCCCACCCGGCCCCTGGACCAACGAACCCGACCGACTCCAATGGGTCGACAAGACCACCGAACTCGACTGCCTCATCGTCCGCGGCCCCTTCGGCGCCCTCTGCGGCTACGTCGGCGTCCCCAACCACCACCACGGGTACGGCCGCTTCTACGACGACATCAGAATCCTCGGCTGGCTCGACATCGACTACCCCGACGTCCACGGCGGGCTCACCTACTCCAACCCCTGCCAAGGCAACATCTGCCACATCCCCGAACCCGGCCGCCCCGACGACGTCTGGTGGTTCGGCTTCGACTGCTCCCACTACATGGACAAGATCCCCGACCCGATGCTGGACTTCGGCGACCTGAACACCTACCGCGACATCACCTACGTCCGAGCTGAGTGCGCAAACCTCGCAGCCCAGCTCGCTACATGACCTGACAACGCACGTTCACACGTCCAGTAGTCCGATTTAGTGCAAGATGCGCCCATGAAGCAGATCATCGACCTCGGACTACCCTCACCCCTGACCATCAAGCTCGTAGCCGGCGGCATCACCACCACCGGCCTCCTGCGCGTGCTCACGACCAAGAACCTCTGCCACAACTTCAACATCAACACCAAGACCCTCGACCGGATCAACCTGGCCCTCACCCGCCACGGCGAAGAGCCCCTGGACCTCCTGTGATGGACGTCATGGAGAAATCCTCGATGCGACCCTGCAAACGCTGCAACGGACAGATCTTCTGGACCGACTGCTCCCATGGCGGCTACTGGACGCACCTCATCCACCCCGACGACGGGCACGACGCGCACCCCTTGATCGACCCGATTACGCTCTAAGAGTAATTTTCCCAAAACGCAGATTTCGATTTGACAGCCATGTTCGAGTTGAGCCTATTGTCCTATTTGCATCCTAGCTACCGCACAACGGGGCGCCTCGCGATCACCCGCAGCGAGATGAGGGGGGTGGATGGACGAAGTCCAATCCACACACCCACCGCATCAACAAGAACTAGCGAAACGCTAGAGGCGCGTACGCGCGCGCGAGGGAGCCCATGCTTTTGGCCAGAACAGCTTTTGCCTGGAACAAGGCACGCGCCGCATGAAGGCCATCGTTGAGCCTCGCAAAGCACGCACACCATCTGAGCGGAAGAAGCAGTCCTGGGTGGGCCCGCCACCGGCACGGGCAGGACTGGCGTGGACCAGGACTGAGGACTACTTCCTCAAGGTTCGGTACCAGGTGAAGTCAGTGGAGTGGATGGCTAAGGCTCTCCAGCGCACTCCTCACGCGGTCGCCATGCGAATGTCGCTGATGGGCTTCGTCCTCGAGGAGCCGTAAAGCACGCAACTTACGGCCCTCTACAGGACGGGCTCGAGCCGGGGAAGGGCCGGCAGCACGAAGCCCGCCCTGTGAGGGGCGGGCTTCGCTGCTTTCAGTGCGTGAGGCCTAGCGGGGATACCACCAAGGCGCCAATGAGAAGATCAGGCCATACAGGATGAGCACGCCAGCCACCAGCCCGATTAGGACGTTTCTCTTGACGCCGGCGTAGGTGGCCAAGCCGATCCCGGTCAGCAGCGGACCGAGGATCAGGAAGCCAAGCAGCCCACCGACCACCACCAGCCAGAGGCTCCGTTGGCGAATGGCGGGCTGGGTCTCAACATCCATTGCAGGTGGTCCTGTAGCCGTAGGTTCCGTCCCTGTGAACCCATGTCTCGTTGGTCGGATAGACCGCACCTAGGGTGCCGATATGGAATGGGCTCTGGGTGAACTTGCCTTGCGAGAAGGCGTAGGAGCCGTAGCTGGAGTAGATGTACTCGTTGAAACTCTGCTCGCCGTCGTAGGAGAGGCCACCGATCGTTCCGGCCAGGGTCACGCTCCCTGAGCGAGTGCTAGTGGCAAAGGTAACCACCGAGTAGTTGTAGCACCAGAACGTCCTAATGGTGAACGTGCCCAGCACCACAGTCGTGAGGGACCTGATGTTGTTCGTTACCGTCAGTGTCCTGCTATAGCCGGTACAGGTGCCGCCCGTGGAGAGGGGGACTACTCCACTCGTTCTGGTCGATCCCGCGGTGGGCTTGCTGACAGTGACGACAGTGTCGGATGAAACAGGGATCGACGCCGCCAGTGCTGGATCTGCTATGACGGCGTCGATGGTTGCTGCAGTCGCACCTCGAGCCGCCAGTGTGGTGCGCAGAAGCTGCACCTGGGCCGGAGTCGGACTAGTCGCAGCGCTGGCTATCTGGGCGCCGAGTCCGGCCGTGAGGACGGTTGCCATCATCACGACCAGGGGGATCATCAGGAGTCGGGGTTTTCTGAGCCGCATAACTACCTCCGAGTTGGTTTTCAGGAATCTGTATCGAAACAGTTCCGCCCCGAAAATGAAAAGGGCCTTTACCAAACCGTGACCAAGAAATGGGCAAGTCCATACCTAGGCAGCACGAAGCCCGCCCCGTGAAGAGGCGGGCTTCGCTGCGTGCGGGCTCAGGCGGAGACTGAGCCACCGTCAATCGCTGGCGCGGGGGCCGGCTCGACTGGCTCATCGGCGGCAGCCTTCTGAGCAGCGAGCTGGGTGGGGGCCACAGCCGGCCAACAGGACGGGCACGCGCCTGGGGAGACGGAGCCATAGATGGAGGTGACGGCGGGCAACTGCGCGCCGCACAGCTTGCAGGTGAAGCCGGACTTCTCTGAGCCGGTCTCCCGGGGTTGAGCCAGTTCGTTCATGTCAACCATGATGCCTCCTACGTGAAGAATCGAACGTCAGTTGCCGCGATGTCGGCAACCAGCCAGATCAGGGAGCCGCCGTCGCGGCCGCTGCCGCCGCGGCCGAACGGGTCGAGGCCGGGGACCGAGTACGACGTGTTCACGGCGATCCTCACGCCCGTCTCGGTCGTTACGGTCTCGACGCGGTCGAAGTACACCGTTCCTGGCCCCAGATTCTGGATCGTGGGCGACACGAACGGTGGGGTCGGCATCGGAACAGGGGTGAGCCCGACGGTGACGTTCACGAACCCGCGCCGTGAGTGGTGCGCGGCGCGGTGGGCACGACCACGGCTTCACCGGCGCCGCGAGTGCCTGTGAACTTCACGCCCTTCTGCGGGAACGCGAGGGTGTCGAAGCGCTGCCGCAGGGTGCCAGCGGCCAGAGTGGCCGGAGAGATGACGGAGTCCTGGAAGCTCAGGCGAGCGGCCTGGGTGTACGTGCTCTTGACGAGGGCCATGGGGGCACTCCTTTCGTTGAAGGTGACATCGGCTCGAGCAGGTCAAATCTGAGGCGGCAACGTGCGTTGCCGGACATGAGAAAGCCCCGGCCATCTCCTAGCCGGGGCCTTCCCAAGCCTCAGAGGATGTGGCGGACGTTCTCCTCGCTGAAGGCGGTGTGGCCCTTGAAGTCCGCGGGGACCTGGTAGGGCACCTGGACCTGCGACTCGAGATGGGTGACCGGCGTCCGGTGCGTGCCGACGAAGTCCTCCTCAACTGGCGACTCTTCGGCTGGGGTCTCTTCGGCCACGACGGGCTCGGGCTCGGGCGCCGGGTCGACCGCCACCTCAGCGGGCGTGGGGATCAACTCTCCGGCTTCGTCGCGGGGCTGGGACTCGGGCTCACTCATGACTACTCCTTCGTTGGCGGTGTGTCTAACCTCGTCGACGGGCCTGGTGCGAATCCGAGAGCTTTTACGCTAAGGTCCGAGTGTCGACGTTCATTTCAGGTATTGGAGTCTCATGGCACGTGTCAAGAAGATCGTCAGAGTTTGCGACCGCTGCCCCGTAGGTCACGAGCAGCCGGTCGATACCAGCGTGGTCCTCGGCCTGGACAAGACCCGCTGGAAACTCGAGCTGTGCGTCGAGTGCAACAAACGACTCGAGCGGGAAATGTTCGCCTGGGGTCGCCTCGGCGAGCAGCTTGAAGAGTGGACACCCGGAGGCCACCAGTTCGACGAAACGTACGTGGCGGGCTCCCGCCGCGCCGCGGAGCTGCGAGCCAAGGAAGCCGCCCACACGCCCAAGCCGGCGCCGAAGGTCAACCTGACGGTATCCGCGGAGATCGACGGGCGCCGGTGGGCGTTCACCGAACACTCCATCGGCCGGATGACCGAGCACAACATCAGGGCCGTGGACGTTTTACGAGTCGCAACCAACCCAGAAGTCACAAGACTGGCCACACCATATGACGGGGGACTCGCCACACTCACTGGGCGCTCCGAAGTGCATGAAGGCAACGGCCTAAAAGTCGTTGTTGATCTCATCAACAGAGAAATACTCACCGTAGCTCGATCTGAAGGGAAATCGTCGTGACCATTGAAACAGAAGACACAAGAATGACGGAGATTGGCGAAGAATCACAGGCCGGCAGAAGGCCCGATATTGAGCACGAATTGACCAATGTTTACCATGTCGACTGGCAATACCACGGCTCGGTGCGCAATAACGCTTTCGACGCCGAAAAGAGTCAGCACAACCAGGCACGCTTCGAGCCCATCGACCCTGAGACCGTCGAGCTCTACACCGAGTCGGTCAAGCGTGGAGACAAGTTCCCGGCCGTAATCG